TACTTCTTAAAGCTGCTGTCGCTATGGGACCGTGGGGACTAGCTGCCGCTGCTGTTTTAGGGGGAGGTATATATTTAGCTACGAGGGAGAAAAAACCTCCTGAGCAAGATATGGATCAAGAAACTACCTCTCAATCCTTTACAACTAGGGGTGGTCCTGAAGCTGATCAACTACAAAACCAGATGGCAGAGAGTCGTGGTGAGGAAACTCAAGCATTTAAACAAGGTGGATTAGTTCAACATTATAATAATGCTACTCAACAATCCTCAAATATAATTCAAGGATTTAATAATGGTGGTTTTGCAAATGTTACTGAAACAACTCAAAGCTTTGATTCTGATGGCAATACTTCTTTTGGAATAAGACAGATTTTACCTGGAGAAGCAAAAGAAATGCTTGCTGAAAGAGGAATACCATCTATGGAGTTGATGGATGGGACAGTAGTTCCTAATTTTGGAAAGATGGGTGTTGATTCATTTAATCAGGGAATAGCAATGGTTAGGGAGGGTATAGCAAACAACCCTGAAGCAGTTAAATTTCTTGATGATTTTCTGGACACCAATCCTTATGCTCAACCTGATGAATTGCAACGTGTAATTAATACTGTGGTTCCAGGATCACAAGCACAGGTGATGAGTGATTTGGGTGATAGTATAACTGCAAGTGCTAGACCACAAAAACTTAAACAAGGTGGTTTTGTATCAGGTCCAGGTGGTGTGGATAAAGTTCCTGCAAGATTAACTGCTGGTGAGTTTGTGATGAGCAAAGGAGCCGTTCAGAAGTATGGTACAAATACTCTTGCTGCTATGAATGCTGCTGGTGGTGGAACTAACATTCCAACACTTATGGGTGGAAAACCAGGTTATGCTGGTGGTGGTGAAGTTACATCTTACCAACAATTGGTTGAGAAGGGAGGTGTTATTAATGATCATGGTAATGTTGGAGGTCAGCGTATTGTTGAGGTTCTTTTCCCTCCCAAAAAGAAAGGATTGTTTGGACGTAAAATTGAAAAAAGAAGAGCATTATATTCAAGTACTTCTGAAGTGGATACACCTATAGAGGAATTTCTTAATAGTAGATTGGGAGGTGGTTCAACTGTAAAACCTAAACCATCAGGAGGTACAAGTTTCTTTAAGGGTATTGGTAATATTTTTTCTGGAAAAACTTTTTCTGGTGAAGATCGTGTTAAATCACAAGAAGGTAGAGGACAAGGTAATAAAATAAGAGCAGTAAGTTCTACATCTAAAGAACCAAATATAGGACCATCAGAGAAAAAGAAAGTTACTGTTGCATATGAGGAAGAAAAAGAAAAGATGTCTCAAAATAAAAATGTAGAAAAACCTTCTAAAGAAATACCTGAGTTTGATGTTTTTCGTGGAAGATCATCAAAGAAAATAAAGGTATTGGGGATTAGTGTATAATGGCAGTTATAGATAAAGATAAGTTATTAGGAAAAAATAAAAAGGGAGGGGAACTTGCTGTTGTTCCCAAATCTCCTTTGGTTTTATCTTCTGGTGGGGGATTAACTAAAACACCTGAAAAACCTCAAGAGGATGTTATTTACACTATTCGCACAAAAGTAATAGAAATTGATAAACTTTTAAAGGGAACTCTTGCTGCTGAAAAAGCACAGCAAAAGAAGGAAAGAAAGCAAAAGGAAAATGAACAAAGATTATTAGCAGAGGGAGAACTAGAGAAACCAGATAAAGATGATGAGGAAGAAGAAACTCCTAAAAAGTTAGCACCTAAAATTGGATTCTTAGATGGAATTAAGAAATGGATTACTAAGGTTCTTCTTGGTTGGGTTGCTTTTAATTTAATTAAATTTTTACCAAAACTAGAAGGGATTTTAAAGTTTATAGGTGGTGTTGCTGAGTTTTTTATTGAGTGGGGTGGTAAATTTCTTAATGGTATAGTTACCTTCATAGATTGGGGATATAAAGCAGTTGAAGGAACGAAGGGATGGATAAAGGATAAATTTGGAGAAGGTGCTGCTCAAAAATTTGAGTCCTTTATGGGCAATCTCACTAAGATGTTTAATGGGATTATTCTTCTTGGGATGGGTATTGCCAAGTTGGCGAGTATGAGAAAAGGACCAAAAGGACCAAAAGGACAAAAACCCAAACCAAAGTGGAGAAAAGCTCTTGATAAAAGGTGGAAGAATAGTAGATTAGGTAAATTTTTCCGCAATAATGCAGCTGCGAGAAAAAAATTACTTCGTAAGATTACAAGACCTGTTAGTAGAGTAGTACGATCTTTAAGACCAAAGAATATTGTACAAAATTTAAAGAAAACTGAAATTGGAAAAAGAGTAACTGAAAGGTTTGCTAAAGCTTCTCAGCAAGTAGATGATGTTATTAAAGATCCTAAAAAAGCTTTAGAGAAGTTAAAAAAAACACAGGCAGGTAAAAAAGTAACTGAAATTGCTAAAAAATTAGATCCAAGAAAGATTAAGTTTAATATGCCTCAAATAAAGACTCCTGGATGGATGAAGAGTGCTGGAGCTGCTATTCAAAAGAAATTTACAAGTGCATCTGCTTGGATTAAGAGTATTCCTGCTAAAACGAGGCAGATGTGGGATGATGTTGCAAAGAATATTGGTCCTTATATTGATGAGATGGGTGAAGGAGTAGTTAATATTGGTAAAAATATTGGATCAAAGTATAAGGAAGTTGCTAAAAATATGAAACCTCAAAAGGTCATTGATGATTTAATGATGAAAATTAGACCAGCTATTGATGATGTTTTAAAGAAAAGTCCTATTCTTAGTAAACTTAGTAAAGGTTTAAATCCTAAGAGTGTGCAAGGTCTCCTTACCAAGGCAGCAAATAATCCAGCATTAAAGAAACTAATTAATACTTTGAAAGCTAATAAAGGTGCTTCTAAAGGATTAGGTCCGATTGATAAAATTATTACTGCTTTGATGACTCTTTGGGATTATACTATGGGAAGAGAGGCTCCTGTTAACGCAATTTTAAAGGGATTGGGTGGATTGTTTGGATATGGTGTTGGTTTTTCTGCTGCAAGTGCTGTTCCTGTTCTTGGGCAAAGTGGTGTATTTAATTTTATGGGAGGTATGGCAGGTGGTATAGCAGGTGAGTGGTTAGCAATGAAAACTGCTAAAGTATTGGCAAAAACTCCATTAGGTGAAATTGATGATCCTATTATGGGTCCGAAAGACATAGAGGCAGGATTGCCAGCAAGAAAATTAGTAAGGGATCCTGATGGATTGATAGATCATATGATAGCAGGTCCGAAGGTTAAGGATGAGGGTGGTGGAGAAGGAGCAACTAAGGAAGGTGATGGAGAAAATGTAACAGGTAATAAAGAGAATATTGTTCCATTAGATGTAAATTCTGTTTCCAAAAAAGCAGATAATATTTCTATGAATACTTCATATCAAGAAGGTGGTGGTGAAACAGTGGTTATTCCCTCTGGATCTCAAACTGCAATCGATGGTACAACACAATCTACTGAAAAATTAGTACCTGCTGTTATTGGTGGTGGGGGAGGAGATGATGAGGTTGGTGATCTTCTTTATAAAGGTGGTTAAATATAATTAGGGGTTATAACTTATGGCAGGACAAGGTAACAAAAATAGAAAAAGAACAGTAAGAGAATCTGCTCCTGCTCTTCTCCAGAGAGTGGATATTATTTCTAATGAAAATAAAAGCACTAGCGTGAGTGTATTGCAAGGAACTGTTCGTGTATTATATTGGGAAAGTATTTTAGCAGATACAGTATCCGCATCTATTGTATTTACTGATGCTGGTAATACGATGACAAGAACTAAGAAGGGGCAGGGACACGGAAAAAGAAGAAAAAAAGTAAGTGCTGTTGAAGGTTTGCCTATTATTGGTCAGGAGAAAGTTGCATTAAAATTTACAGATAATAATGATAATACTCTGGATTTTGATGCGAGTTTGTCTATTAATACAATAAAAGCTCTTCCTACCAGTTCTCAAACTACATCTAAATCATATGAGATTGTTTTAGTATCTAATGAATTTTTCGATAATGAAAAGGTGAGAGTTAGAGTTCCAAAAAGAGGAGAAGTTTCTGATCATGTTAAATTTATGTTGGAAGATGTTATAAAAACTGAAAAAAAGATTGATTTAGATGATACTAGTAGTCCTTTGGATTGGTGTGGTCATAATACTAAACCATTTTATGCAATTAATAAATTATCACCAAAAGCAGTATCAGCAGAAAATCAAGGATTAGGTGAGAGTGCTGGATATTTTTTCTGGGAAACTTCAGAGGGATATCATTTTAAATCTATTGACACTTTATTATCAGGAGATCAAAAGAAGTCTATAATTTACAACGAAACTCCTGATAGTGCAGGTGTTCCAAAGGGATATGATATTAAAGCCTTAACATTAGACGTTGATAATCGCATTAATGTCCAAGAAAAACTTCAAAGAGGAGCATATTCATCTCGTAGAATTGTTCTTAATCCTTGGGATCTTAATTATGAGGTATCAACCATTGATGCTTTTGGTCCAGAGGGTCAAAAGGCAATAAATGATAGTGGTATGAAACTTGCTGGTGATAGATTACCTGTTTTAAATGATGCTTATAAGAAGGAAGGTGCAGATTCTGAATTTGCTAGAACTACTTTCTTAACTGCTACAACAGGACAACTCTGTATGGGTACTTCTGAAGAACAAATTGAAAAGTCAAAGGAAGAAAACTTAAAGGTAAAAGAGGTTGTCAATCAATCTATTATGAGGTATAATCAATTATTCGCTTCTCAAATAACTATTACTATACCTGGTGAATTTTCTTTACATGCAGGAGATACTGTGTTTTTAGATATTCCACAGATAAGTGAAAGTACAAACAAAGTCTGTAATGAT